GTTTCATTGTAAATTGGATATTTTCTTTTCTTTTATTTCTTTTCAAAACAATATGCGACAGTCGCGGCTTTTTGCTGCCCGGCTTGTCTCAGAACTGATTAAGATCGCTGATCAGATTCGTGAGACCGCTGAATTTAAAAGCAAAGCAGGAGTCATTTACACTAGAACCGCCTCCACCTGTGAGTTTTCTTGCAACCACCCAGCCAAGTGGGAGTTGTTTTGCAAGCATGGTGGGGATTTTGTAGATGAGGATGATGAGGACATTTGTTGGAATCCTTCACGAAATGCCTGCCCGGCGCATCGCAACATTTGCAAAATTCGTTGTGATGGAGCTGGGAAGACGGGTTGTAAAGTAGTGAAGGTTCGTGCGTTGACCTTGTCGGAAACTCAGGTTTTGTTTGATGAAGATGCGGCTTTTCGAGCAGTTTCGCTTTCCTTAATTGGTGGCTGGGGTGAGTTCGGTCCGGTGTTGGAAAATTATGCTATGATGGTGAAATCAAGAAAGGAGGAAAATGAGTCGGTAGCTGCTTTGAGCGCTGTAGGCCCATCCAAGGCGGAGATTGCTTTGGGTTTTGGTTGTCATAAATTTGTTATGGGTAGGAATGCGATTTGGCGAAGTGACGAGGGAATTAACAATTCGGTAGCTGCTGGTAGCGCTGTAGATTTGAAATTGTCTTTTATGCTCACTGATAAGCCCAGAACAATCGCTAACAGGCCTGTTCGTCGTGCAAGAGGTGTTAGAGGTGGTAAACATGTGAAACATATGCAACCAGGGTTTTGTTACCTGAAGTTGTTTCATCGGTCAGTGCGAGGTTATATGTCGAAATTGTTGAGTAAGTATCCCAGCCTTAGCAATCTTCTAGAGTTCGAGGAGGTTATCGATCGGCCCAATGTGGGTTTTCGTTTGGTACGTGGGGGGTTGCATGTGGTGCATATGCCAAAGTGGGATTTGAAACGCCAGATAGGGTTCGCCTCTAAAAATTTTGCCAAGTTGCCCGTTGGAGCTGAGGAATTCCCAGAGGAGATGATCAATCAAGTTTTGGGTTTTCTTGAGAACCCGGTGCATTTCATTGAGCCGTGGACCTACAAAGATATGGAAGTTGTACCGCCTAAACCTGCTGAAATTGCCGTCCCGATGGTTGGTGGTGCCGGATTTTGCTGGCACAAATTGGCCCTAGCCCTGGATCTGAGATCTCTGCCAGTGTTAGGTGCATTATATGATGGTACGATAAGTGGTAGGGACAAGGCTGCCTTCGTCAAACAACACGCAAAAACCAGGGTGACTATTAAAGACATATTGGCCTGCCCAATTCGCGTCAAGAAATTTCAAGACGGTGTTGTTGTCGAGCGAGATGGTGCTGATTGGCATGTGGTTAGTTGTGAGCCGATCCTTACTTATGAGAAAAATGGCAAAGAGCACTTGCCGTTAATCACTTGGTTGGATCAGTTGACTTCTCAAGTTGAGGAGTTGGATTCCTTGATGGTCATTCAAAGATCGGACTCTGGTGTGAGTTTGCCTGAGCTTGCTCCGTGTGTTGGAGCACCTGCCGTGTCTGCATTTGATTCCGCTGTTATGGCCCATGGGTCTGTTGAAGTGAGGCGCGATGTTGACAAGGTCACTGGTCAACGCCTTAACGAGGCGGCTGAGGATCTCTTGGCTCGTTGCCCATACTTTATCCCGCCTGACATGAGGTTTAAAATGAATGAGCTGCGATTGCCGTATTCTGCTACAATGGGTCGAGAGGTGGATCATCCGGTGCATGCTGCTTTGCGTCGCTGGGAGATTGAGCAGGCAGCGAGGATGATCAGAGGGGACGTCACGATTGTTTCGATGAAAGTGGAGCACTTCAACATGTTCAAAACCATTTTTGATAGAGTTCATTCAGAGAAGTATAGCTGTACGTTGGTTAATCCATTAATTGAGATCAAGGACTTCGCAAGATTTGTGGGCGAGATAGGAGTACCTGAAGATGTGTTCGGGTTGCCAGAAATTAAAACGCCCTTCGTCATGTTTCATGAGTCAGGTCATTTTGCCTCTGAAGCGTCCTTAGCGGTTATCGCACACAAGAACCCTGCTGTGAGAGCTTTCTATGTTTCAAGCATTTTCCCTTTGTTGGCACTCAGTTTGGAAAACAGTCCAGAGCCGAAGTGGTGTGAATGGATTATATCCCCTGATCGTAGAACATTGACTTACATTCCAGAAGGAGACATTGGTGGCAAATATGATCAACCTTTTTCAATTGGTTTGCTGCTCGCTAAATCCATTACTTCAAGCTGTGGAAAAGTTAGGTTGACAGGAGGGGTTGTTGCAAGCAAAGGTAACACGCACATTCAATTGTTCACTCGGTATGAGTTGGGGACCCCTAAAACTTTGGTTTTCAGCACTGAGGGAGTCATGGAGCTGCCCAAGCTTTACAGAAATCAACCATCAGTGAAGGTGGCAGTTAGGGATTATATGGCCCTTTTCCAATATGGTCAAGTTTTGGTTAATGCGCAGGAGAAAGATTTCGCCGGCAAATTGCGTCAGCTTTGGGTCGATAAAGGCATGTACTTTCCCGTTGATCATCAGAAATGGTTGGTGGTGGTCATGGAAGCCATATGCACCATTAAGTTGATCCACAAAGGTCAACCGGCTTATAGTTCTGGGTTGGCTTCTGAACTTTGGTATTACACTCTTGGGAATGTTGTTAAGGTGTGGGACTCCATGTTCGCAGCTCGCTATGCTCGTCGTAATGCCGAACTGATTAAAAATCCGAGAGCAGAAGTTGCGATTCCTTTGGTTGATTTGAAAGTGATTCTTAGGCCGAATACTGACGGTTTTTACAGCACTTCATGGTCAATACCTCCAGATGAAAAGTATGCCTGGTTGAAGTCGACAGCCACCTGGCATTGGATGTGGTCATCGTTTATTCCTAAGATAGCGGGCACCGGTCAGTTTTATTGGTCGGGGGCTTCTTGGGTTTCTATACATGCTGTTGGTTTGACAGAGATTCATAAACGACAGGTTGAGGATTTTCGTAAGCACTTTCCGAATAGTGATAGCGCTCAGAATGCACTGGATAAGTTTCAGGAGGCTAGAAATGTTGAGCAGGCAGAAACTCTAAAACCAAAAATGAGACCATTGTGCCAGGTTTCGGAAGATTTGCCTGATCTGAAGGCCCCTGATCAAAAATTTTACCAGGAGGTGCGCTTTGATGAAGATCCGATTAAAAAGGCTGCTGCACCTTCAGAGTCTGGCAGTGAGACTTCATTCGGGACGATACCGCCCAGTTACCACAGCAATTATTCTGAGGAGAGCGTTGAGATGCAGATGCGAGATATTCTGGTTGAGTGTTGCCCGACTTGTCGACCTTACGCGTATGTCCTTGAAACCAGACCAAGCCTGACACCTGAAGATTATTTGGATCATTGCAAAGCTATTCATTTGGCTAAGAAGTGGACGAAGGACATAGATGATCCAGAAGAGCTCCAAGAGAAATGGCAGCATTATGAAAGTGTGGCTCGTCGTTTCTTGGACCGTGTGGCTCCTCTTTGCACAAAAGGGGATATACGGGACAAGTCCTATGAGCCTGAACGCGAACTGCCGGCTCCCGTCTTGACTCCAAATGCTCTTGTTAGAGGTGGAAATCCAATTCCCAGTGATCCTTTGAGGGACGGCACTCATGTTGCGATAACGACACCAGTTGATTCACCAGTGAGCGAGGCAGTGGCAGATACAGATGAGACTGGGAGTGTTTTTGTTTACACTGGTGTTGATGCTGAGCCCATTGTCTCAGTGGCCGAAGCTGCTGCTGAAGTTCATGAAATTAGATCTCCTCAGGTGGAAGCGAGTTCTACTCCTTTGACAGCCACTGCAGTGATTTCAGTTGAGACGGATGACGCAACCAGGTTGAAGGCCTGGATGAGCGAACATACGAAAGCCGTTATGCAACAGTTAACTCCGGGTAGATTTGTGCCAGGGGAAGATAAGGACCTGGAAGATTGGCCTAAAAGAGCTTTGCAGTGGGAGAAGTTGTGTCGACTCCGACCCAAGGGACTGATGATCAATAGACGCACTGTTGGCGCGTGCATGTGGAACACATACTATCCATTGACCACTGATCGTCGAGTGAAATTGATACCTTTCCATAACGTCGTGGAGTATCCAAAATTGGAGTATCCTGAGCAAGATTGCTTGTTGGTTGCTGTTTCTTTGTTGTTGAGAAAATCCACAGAACAACTGTTGTTGATTGCCAGTAAAACTTGGCCGGCCAATGAGTTGAATAGGCGTGATTTACCAGATTCTTTGCTCCACTTGTGGGGCTATCACTACCTGATGCAATTCAAGTTGTATGATGAGTGTCATAACTTGTTGGGGGTTTATGGGATCAATAACACGAAGGTTTGCGCAGATTTGCAATTGGAGGGTCATCATTTTTCCCCACTGGAGGCTCCGAGATTGATGTTGATACGAGAGGTTCGTCCTCCTTTACCGATGAACAATAAGGCCAAACAGTTGTTGAAGGCCTTTTCTGATCATCCGATGATAGATTGGGCGGAGTGGCATCCTGAAAATTACAGGGCTAATCAATATGTTCGAGCCATGCTCAAGGGGACCACAGGGAGGTTGCCTGAGTCCGAATTGAATCAAGACGCGTTGAAGCAATGGGACATCATTAGCGGAAACAAAGTGTTGAGTAAAGAGACGAGGTATCTTGCGGTTGTGGCTGGGCAGCCCGGCTGTCGCAAGTCTAGCTTTGCTCAGAAGATTCTCAAGCAAAAGAAATATCAAGAATATCCTTTGTTCAATGTGTCTCTGCCAACGACGGTTCTTGAGCAGGACTGGCGTGACAAACTGGATGCTCCCACCCCTGTGAGACCTGGAGGCAAGGGTATGCCTGGAGGGATGGTTAGCACTTATGAGACTTGTTTGGCTAAAGGTTGCTGGGCGCACCTCATGTTGCAAGATGAAGACAAATTTCCAAAGGGATACTTGGCCCTTAAAGCCTTGCTTTTCCCGCAAGCTAAACATCACGTCATCTTTTGTGATCCTTATCAATCTGAGCGGCATGAAGTGAATCCCGATTGTCTACTTAATGATGCTGATATTCCAGGAGAGGCTAAATATTATTTCCAGTATTGCCAGCAATATTTCATTGGGACTTGGCGTTTTGGTGCAGGAATTGCAAACTTTTGGCGTATGCCATCTTTCAACACCGATAAAGGAGGTTTTCATTTCACGCAAAAGGCTTTGATAGGCTGGGAGAGCTTGCTTGAATTTTTCCCAAAGAAGAGTCCTTATGAATTGGAAGCTCTTTGGAGGGAAAGAAAGGAGTTTTATGCTGCGCACTTCGCTACCATATGGGCCGGACAAATGAGAGAGGGTGAGTTCAACACGTTCGCTGGTTCGCAAGGGCTGAGTGCACCGTTGTCCATCATCGAAGTCGATTCTGCCACTCTTAGAGGGGGAATGTTCAAATTAATCTACACTGCTATGACCCGGGCTAAGGACATTATTTTCTGGATTAAATACGGAAGCAATGGTTTAGATCAACGATATGAGGCTGAACACCCAATTTTCAAACATTTGGCCTATTATCGGCAAAGGTATGTGCCTGGTCGTCCTGTGCCCATTGTTGCTGAGCATACAGTTGACATGTTCGAGCTTGAAGGGCAGCTGCCGCCGCATATGAAATTGATCTTGAGCGGTCCTCCCGACAAGTTGGTCAATTGGAATTTCGTGAAACAGTTTTGGCCTGAAGAACAATTGTTGAGCTTCGTAGATCCTGATGAGACTGTGCAGCGTGGTGGAGCTCGCCTGAAATACGACGACCCTGTGTACTCAGAAGCGTATGATTTTAAACCCTTCATTGATGAGACTGTGGAACCGTTGATTAGGGAGGACGGTCCAAGAGAGATCAAGGTCATGAGTTCGAAGGTTCGTACAAGCTTGCCTGCGGTTGACTTGCAAGACATTCGTGAAAGGCATGAGTCAGATGTTTGTGAAAGGTACACACGTGAGCTGCAAAATGAGCTAGGCTTCAGTGAGCAAGCACCTGATTTGCCAATACGTAGGGCTGATGCAACAATCCTTGAGGCCAAAGAAATAAAACATATGTTTCCTCACTTGAACAAGAGAAATGGGCGCAAATTGTGGACTGAGATTCAGAGAGCTTTGCCACTTAGTGAGCGCATTGGTTACAGTGACCCAATAGCAACGAATTTTGGTTTGGTGCAAAATGCTAAAGACACTGTGAGCTTCTTGGAAGGTGTTCGACAGAGAATAATCAAATTACCATCCCCGGCTGAAAATTATGCCAATTTGGCTGACGAGGTCCCCATTGGAAATTCGATGTGGAATGCTTGGTGTCACTATGTTCAATGGCGAGACCCAGTAGCTTTTGACGAGTTAGAGTATTCAGTTGCAATTCAAACGTTCCAAGAAAGGAGAGCTGACAGGTCTGCCGCTATGAAAAAGATGAGTTTGCCGCGTGCCCAACCTGACTTCGAAGCCATCTTGACAGCGAAGACGCAATGGAAATTGAAGGAAGAAGTCAGTGGAAAGGCTAAACCTCTTCAACCGTTGTTTGTTGCGCCGGATCGATATCTGTTCAAGTTGGGAGCGGTTGGAGTTTATTTACTGGACAAGTTGTTGGAACATTTACCAGATTATGTTTACATCCATGCCAAGAGCTCAATCGATGAAATGCAGAGCCGGTTTTTGACAATGTTTTCTGAGGGACCGTATGAAATGTCTGATGTGTCTGGTATGGATGCGACCGTCACAGGTCACGCAGTTCAACTAATGGTTCGTCTGATGGGTCATTTCAACATTCCTGAAGATTTGATTCAATACTATGTGCAGTCAAAGTGTGATTTTAAAACCAAAGCTTATTACTTAAAGCTCATGACCTTGACTGGTGAATTGTTCACTTACATGATCAACACAATGAGAACGGGGGCTAAAGAAGCTTTGCAGTACAATATGCAACCGGGTTGGCCAATGGCACTTGGTGGGGATGACTTATTTCGAAGGTCCGGATTGGTAGAAAATCCTGAATGGCTGTTGATACGTGACAGGTTGAACATTGTTGAGAAACGTGAGGTGAGTGAGCGTGGTTCTTTTGTCTCATTTTCTATTGTTCGAGGTGTTTGTTACAAAAACCCCATAATCTTATATCGTCGGTTGGTCGGTCATTTAACACGGGGCAAGGGAAATGAAATCGCCTTGGGGTATTTTGAGATGTTTCAGCGCAATTACAATTTGGGCGAGCACTTGCTTTCATACATGACCCCCTTAGAGATTGAGCATCAAAGTGCCGTTAATCGCATCATGTTTAATCTTCGTCAATATGGGGTCACCACTCATTTGCCGTGGCATCATATGAAAGTTGGTGTGGATGAACTGGCGGCGCAAACGTTGGATGTTTTTGCCTCTGTAAATTTAGTGGATGCTGCATCCGTTTTGGGCTTGGATGACTTTAAACAAGCGCAGGGCGATACATTCAATGGCGTCAGCACAAACGACAGTGATCGAGACTTCTTCAGCTCCGAGGGAGCAGAATATTAGCACAGTTCATGCTTACACACATTTGCATTCTTTCACTTTTTCCACTACGGTAGACTTTGTTCGGAGTTTTGAGTTGAGTACTTTGTTGCAGGACCATATTGTTGGATGGGGAAGAGTTGATCTTGTCAAAATGGTTGTTAAGTTTCGTACGACGGCTGTGGATCAAACCGTTGAGTTTGGCGTTTGCGATTCAGGTTCGAGTTTGGACGCCCATGCTGCGGCGATGAAGCCAAATGGGTTCTCTCATATGAGCAATGCGAGAAATTATGGGGAGCAAGCTGAAATTGATTTAGTGCCAGAGGACACTCTAAGCACACAAATCCGACCCATTTCAGCGATGTTGCCATCTATGAAGGTGCTGTTTTCTGTGTCAAAAGGGGTGAAGATAAACTTGCAGGTTTATTATTCAGTCCGAGGTGTGTGTCATTTGTACAGCACTTTAAAATGATAGCCTCTTCTCCGTCTCTGGTAGCTGCTGAAAGCGCTGTAAGAACGGAAGAGGAGGTTTCAATGCCGTTGTTAGAACCAGTTTTAACTGGGTCAACTGCTGCAAGTGAACAATTGACTGAAGTTCCTAAGTTGAGAAATTATATTTATTTGAAAAATCATAAAACCCGTAAATTGAGAGCGATTATTTGGACTCATG